GAGACGAACAAAGGCGGTGAGTATTTTGCGGCGGGCGTTGGATCAAGTATCACGGGCCGTGGTGCAGACCTCCTTATTATTGATGATCCGCACTCAGAGCAAGATGCATTAAGCGAAACGTCCATGGAATCGGCGTACGAATGGTACACTTCCGGTCCAAGACAACGTCTTCAGCCAGGAGCCAAGATCGTTTTAGTCATGACACGTTGGTCAAAAAAAGATTTAACGGGTATTTTACTAAAAAATCAGAAAGAGATTAAGGGTGATCAATGGGATTTGGTTGAATTTCCGGCGATCATGGACCACGGATCTCCGGTATGGCCAGAATTTTGGAAATTAGATGAGTTGGAGAAGGTAAAAGCGACACTTCCTGTCGGAAAATGGAATGCGCAGTGGATGCAAGCGCCAACTTCCGAAGAAGGAGCGATATTAAAACGTGAATGGTGGACCAAATGGGATAAAGATTACCTTCCGACGTGTAATTACATCATCATGTCGATGGATACGGCGTTTTTAAAAAAAGAAACGGCCGATTACACCGCAATTACAGTGTGGGGAGTGTTTTATCCTAACGAGGACAGCAAACCCAATCTGATCTTACTTGATTCTATAAAAGAACGATACGAATTTCCGGAATTACGTCGTGTTGCATTGGATCAATACAAATATTGGAATCCTGACATGGTAATCGTTGAGCAAAAAGCATCTGGTACACCTCTAACACACGAGTTGAGACAGATGGACATTCCAGTGATGACATTTACTCCAAGTCGTGGTAATGATAAGCACGTTCGAGTAAATTCTTGCGCTCCGCTTTTTGAGGCCGGATTAATCTGGGCTCCTGATATGAAGTTTGCGGAAGAAGTTATTGAAGAATGTGCGTCATTTCCATATGGCGATCATGATGACTTGGTTGATAGCACAACCATGGCGATCATGCGATTCAGGCAGGGAGGTTTTCTACCCCATCCAGAAGATTACGAAGACGAAAAAAAACAACCTAGGAAGATGGAGTACTACGGATAATGGCAGGAAAAGTAATAACAGATTTTATAAAAATGCAGCTCTTTAAAAAGGGTGGTGCAATAGCAACGGACAGAGCTGTTCAGTTTTCTGCTAATGCATTGGAAAAAAGATTAATAGCTTTGGGCATTGATCCAAGCACCTTGAACAATCAAACACAACTCAAACAATTATTAGCTTATGTTAAACAGGCGGAGGATGCAGCGTTTAACCAAATGAATGTGTTGTCTGGTAAAGACGCAGAGAACGTATTAAAAAAATTCATGGGCCAAGACACAAGCGCAGATGTTTTTGATTTAACTGGTAAGAAAATAGATACTAGCCAAGGAATTATGGGTGGTAAGTCTGTAAAAGATTTAATGGAATCTGGTGAAGTTACAAAAGGCACAGTCACAAAAAAAAGTGACAAAGTAAAAGACCGAGAAATGTTTAAAGAAGCAAATGAAAGATTTAAAAAAAATGAAACGGAAGCAGAGATCGCTGAAAGATTAGATAGAGAAAACAAAGAGGCTAGAAAAAATTTACAAATAAAATTATCTAAAGACAAAGGCTATCAAAAATATAAAGGTAAGACAGAAGAAGAACTTAGAGCGCAATTTGGTTTAGACGATGAGCCTGAAAAATTTTATACAGGTGGTATGGTTGACGTTGAACCTAACTTATCTGACATCGGTCATGGTTCGGACGCCTTGATGGCTAGAACAAGATTGATGTCACCAGGTAGTCAAGCAACTACATCAACTGGTTTAAATTATTTATTAGCTGAAGACAATGACAACATAAGAGTTCCGTTTAAATCAGGAACTGATTTAAAAAGACGTGCGTTTATGAAATTAATGGCAGCTTTAACAGGTGGTGTTGCTACAGTTAAATCTGGAATATTAGGTTTAGCTGGTAAGGAGACACCAACACAAGTTACAAAAGAGGTTGTCAAACAATCAGTACCAGATGTGCCGCCACATTTTTTAAAGTTAGTTGAAAAAATAACAAAATTTGGTGAGGATACTATAGCTTCACAAGACAAAGTCATTGCTAAAAAATACAAAGACTATTACATGGAAAAAGATTTTTCAGGTAATATCGAAATTACTAAAACAAAATCGGGAGCTAATGAATTTGGTGAAGGACCAGTTGAAGAGGTATACATGAAATACACAGCACCCGATAATGCACTTCCAAACAACAAAGATACAGTTGTTCCAAGAGGAGACTATGAAGAGTTTACTGCAAAACCTGATATGGATGGTAAAATGAAAGATGTTGAGGACGGTGTGCCAGATGATATTATTGAGGAGGCTATGAATATGGATGATATAATAACTAAAAAAGCAGAAGGTGGACGTATTGGTTTTTCTGCAGGTAAAAGTCTTGCTAAACTTTTAGCAGATAAAACTATCACAGGTTCATCACGTAGATTTTTAGAAAAAGTATTTGGTAAAGAATCTTTTGAAAGAATGATTGAAAATGATCCTGAGTTATACAGAGGATTATTGGAGACTGTAGAAATGTTTAGAAAAAAAGACAAAGAAGGATTAAAAATGTACATGCAAAAGTTTTTACCGCACATGGATGATGCAACTGTAGAGGAATTTATTATTGGTACTAACCCTGACATACAAGGTATTCAAGGTCAATTACTTAGACTTGGTAGTGGTAGAGACTACGCTGGTAAAATTGATATGATTAAAAGAGCAGAGCAAAATAGAAAACTTGATGACTTAGAAATTACAGAAGACATGATACGTAAACCAAACGCATCAGGTGGTATTGCTAGACTATTAGGAGAATAATGCGTCCCGATAAATATAAACTAGCCAATGAATGGATTTATGGTGAGGCAACACCTATGGAAGAAGCAAAAGCTACATGGGAAGCCATGGATGCTGAGTTTAATGAAAATAGAAGAATGCAATTAGCTGATGGTGGACGAATACCTTTTGGTAAAGGTGGTGATGTTGAAGGATTAAAAAAATATTTACAAGACCTACCAGAAGGTGCTGAAGTTAACGTAAAAGAATTAGCTGAAAAATTTAAAGTTTCAAGAGGCACAGTAAGTCTTAATAGAAAAAATTTAAGACCAGATACCAAAGTTGTTTTTAATTTACCTGACACAAAAGGTACAGGAAAACTGACGGAAGGAATATTACAAGCTTACAAAGATTTAGGAAAAGGTAAAAATACTACAAGCATAGATATTTACAATGAAATTAAAGATCTAGATACTTTTAAAAATTACAGCAGAAGAGACTTACTTGTAATGATAGGTAAAAGATTAAGAGCAAATAATAAACCTTACACTAAAACAACACCAGCTACTTCAGATGCATTTGAAGAAACAAAACAAGCAAAAAGAAAAATTTATTTAGATAAATCAGTTAATCAACCAACTATTGTTTATCTAGACGGTAAAGTAATGGATGTTAAGTTTCCTGAAAAAGGAAACTTAACAAAAGCAAATTTTAAAAAAGCTGTAGAAAATTATTATTCAATGCCAAAAGATGATGCTAAAATAAAAGTAGCTAAAAATAAACTAATAAAAGATTTTTTTCCTGATGGAATAACCAAGCCTCAGTTGGACAAACTTTTAGGTTTTTTTACTCAAGACGAAGATATTGATACTAAAAGACCACCCAAATATGGAGATGAAGACTCTCAAAAAATATCAAGAGACCAAAGAAAGTCTAGAAAAGAAATATATAGTGATAAAATATTTGAAGACCGAATTTCAGATGAAAAAAGAAATATTATAAAAGACAAAGGACTTTTAAAAAACCCTAATTTTAAAGCTGGATATGAACCAATAGATTTAGCTCACAGACTTTCATTAAGTTCGTCTGAAAGATTTGGTATTCCACAACGAACAGGAACAATAGGTCTTGATAGACCGGTTGTTAATCAAGTTTTTGTAGAATACTACCAAAGTAAATTAAATAAAGTTTATAACTTACAAAAAGAATTACTTGAAAACAGACCTAAAGATTTTAGAAAAAGATTAGAAGCTGCTAACAAATTAATTACATCTATTGTAAATGATGCTGATAACAGAATTGTTGGTGTGACAATTGATGAAATAACTTTAAAACCAAAATTATTTGGAGACAAACTCGCAGCCAAGTATGCAATTGATCAAGGTTTGTTTGATACAGAAATCAAAAAATTAAAACCTCAAGATAAAGAATTTATAAAAAATTTTTTAGTGGAAAGTCAAGTTATGAGAGAGGCCGATACAGGGTTAGATGTTAAAAATTTTAGAAATATAAATAAAGATAGCATAACAAAATGGATGAATAAAACAGAAAGATTTAAAAAAAATACAGTACTTAAAGATCAAGCTTTAAAAATATTAGAAGATAATCCACAAATAACTAAATCTTACGGAGTGTTAGGAACTAAAGATTCTCAACCTCAAATTAAAAAAATTTTACAAGATTTTGAAAAATATGGTTGTGGTTTAGCAGCAGGTGGTAGAATTTTATTTGCTACGGGATCACCGTTTGGCAAAGTAACCAAATGTGCAGACAAAGGTATCGCAAGATTTTTAAATGATATCAAATCAGGAAACTATACCGAAACAACTAAAAGACTTTTTAGAAGTGGTGGTAATTTACTTAAAGGTATTTTGAACCCAATGGAGTTATTAAAACTTAGAAATTATTTTGGTCCTGCAGCTTTAGGCTTTATGGCGGCATTTGAAGCTGGTGTGATTGCTGATGACGTTTTTAGAATGGGTCAACCACTAAATGAATCTCTTGCATCTAACTGGTTAACAAAATCTTTTACACCATACTCTTTAAGACATGCAGAAATATCTAACTTAATTAAAAGCAATAAATTACCATCTAACATGTTACAGTATGCAAAAGATGCAGTTAAATTTGAAGAAGCTAAAAAAGAAATGGAAAGAATTGAAAGCTTACAAAGTAGTAGAGTTATTGATGGATCAGGTTATGGATTTATAGATGGCACTTCTGTGTATACTCAAGAACAAGAAGCAAAAGACGTAAAAGGTTTAACAGACAAATTAAGCAGTATAAAAGACGGTTCAGTAATTAAGCCAGGATCTGCAAAAGAGATGGAATTACAAAGATTACTGACAGAAAAATCTGCAACTGAAAGAGCTAAAAAAGGTTTTAGTCCAATATTTGGTTATGGTAATTTAAAAGATAGAAATCAAACAATAGTTTTTGATGATTATATGTCACCAGTTGAAACACCCAAAGACCTTAGACCTATGACTTATTTAGATGAAGTTAATTATAAAGATCAAGTTTTACCAAGTTCAGTGCGTCAAAGTTATGAAAATTTTCTTAGTAGTCCTGAAGGTGGGAACTATCTAAAACCAAGACAAAGTTTAAGTGAATTAAAATATAAAGATACAAATTTATTAGATCAACTTACAGAAGAATATAACCAAGCTCAAAGAATAAAACTTGCATCAGAATTACCTGGATTTTATGGTAGTCAAGATGACAGAGAATTTATGGAAGGAGGAATCGCTAGTTTAAATGTTAAAAAACAAAAATAAAAAACCTACAAGTAAAGACAAAATAGCCAGTGTTTATAACAACCCTGGTTTTAAATGGTGGTCAGTGCCCCCAAAAAAAGGACCTTTATCAAAAGGCTTGAAAATAAAACCAAAACAGGTTAAGAAAGTTTAGGAGAACATATATGGCAGAAATAGATAAGTCTCTCCCGAACATTAAACGATTAGAAGACGAAGTTGCAGAAGAAATCGATGTTACGGAAGTTGAAGAGACACCCAAAGGACCAGTAGAAGTTACAGAAGACGCAGAAGGGGCAACAGTTGATTTTGACCCGATGGCTATGCCTATGCCACAAGAAGGCGATCACTTTGCAAACTTAAACGAATTACTTCCTGAAGATGATACAGACATGATCGGTAATCAATTACAAAATGATTACATGGAATATAAAATGTCTCGTAAAGAATGGGAACAATCTTACACCACTGGTCTAGATTTATTAGGATTTAAATACACAAATAGAACTGAACCTTTTCAAGGAGCTTCAGGTGCAACGCACCCAGTTCTTGCAGAAGCAGTCACACAATTTCAAGCTTTAGCTTACAAAGAATTATTACCTGCAGATGGACCTGTAAGAACTCAGGTCATGGGTAAATCTGATCCACAAAAAGAAATGCAAGCTCAAAGAGTCAAAAATTTTATGAACTATCAATTGATGGATCAGATGAAAGAATATGAAGCTGACTTTGATCAAATGTTATTTTATTTACCACTTGCAGGTTCTACATTTAAAAAAGTTTATTACGATGATTTATTGGGACGAGCTGTATCTAAGTTTGTTCCAGCAGATGACCTTGTTGTTCCGTATACGGCTACCTCATTAGAAGATGCGGAAGCAGTCATCCACGTTGTCAAGATGTCAGAAAACGATTTAAGAAAACAGATGGTATCTGGTTTCTATTCTGACATCGAGTTGACAAAACCAACAGGCACCGTCACTAATGAGCTCGAAGAAAAAGAAAGAGAACTTGAGGGTGTCACAAAATCCCAAAGAGTAGATCCTTTATATACAATTCTAGAATGCCACGTTAATCTAGACTTGGAAGGATTCGAAGACCTTGGCCCCGACGGAGAGCCAACGGGAATAAAATTGCCTTACATCGTTACAATCGAAGAAGGCAGTAGGAAAGTTTTGTCTATTAGACGAAACTTTGCGCC